AGGCGACATTGTCTGCACGGACTATCACACCGGTCCCTACCGAGTCCTGGATGTGATGGAGCACGACTGCTTTGACGTAGCGAATCGCTGGAATCCGGACTTCGTTCACCGCGCCCCGCCCGGACAGTGCTTCTCGCTGAAGATGGAGCGTGTCGGAGAGAAGAGGCGGGATCCGTACTGGATCAATGAACTGCGTCGCCTCCCTGAAGGCTGGTTCACGACCCGTTGGAATGCATCTCAAGAGGAACCAGTCCGAGGCGACCAGGTATTCGTTCGCGGCCGGGGAGAATGGCCCGAGTGGGCTGAGGAGCGAATGACAATCGGTGGAGATGGAGGCAGACCGTGAGTGATAAGAGAGAACCGGAGAGGCCGCGAGTGATTTACGCTTGTGAGAACTGCCAGAAACTTGATGCAGAGATTCGCACCCTCACCGAGCAGGTACGGCTGATGGACAAAATAGCATGGGAGGCACTTAATCGGGGCAAGCCGTTTATGCCAGTTCTTCAGGAAATAAGAGCGATTGCTGCCCCTATTGCCCTATCCAAGAAAGGCGGAGAGTGATGGAATGCCCTGAGTGTGAGGCCGAGGTTTTGCCGGTGACAAACGGGCGCGAGATTCATTGGCTTTGTTTTACGTGCGGGTGGTCAACCGTCGCCACCCCCGAAGAGGAGCAAGCCGGATGACCCGCGACCGCTCCTACACCAGCCACGAAGAGTACATCTTCCAGATGTGCGGAGTCGAGAGCTGGACGGAACTGTGCGAGCGGGCGGGCGAGATCGAACCGATCAAGATATTCCTGGCCGAAGGTCTGGTCAGCATACTGGACCTCATCCGGAAGATGACGGAGGAACAGACCCGAGATCCGGATGCAAATAAAAGCAAGATTTGCCGTCGAATCGCTGGAACCTATGGGCTCTCCTATCATACAGTACGGGGGTACGTTTATCAGAAGAAGGATCCCCAAAAGAAGGAGACAACCCATGCAGCCCTTCATGCTGGTATGTAAGAAGACCGGGCAGTATTGCACGGCTCTCTGTGTCCTGGACAACAAACTCATGGTGTGGAGACACGATGATACTACCTGGGAGTTCCTGCCCTGGAACACGATCCAGGGGCATTACGATTACCTCGACGAGGATTGAATGAGAGTTGTAGGTAAAATTAAACAACTGGCATTTTCACCTATGTGAATGCCACACCCTCTCCGTAACCTGAAATAGCGCACGGGTCTGGTGGGGGGCCGTACACCCCCTCACGCCACCACGACCTACAGAGCACCGAACCCCCCGTTGTCGGCCGACGGCAGCGGGGGGTTTGTCATATCGGGAGGGATGCCTTCTGAATATCGAGAAGGTGAGTATCGAACGGATCAACCCGGCCGAGTACAACCCCCGCCTCGACCTTCAGCCCGGGAATCCAGACTACGAACATCTGAAGAAGAGCATCGATCACTACGACCTGGTCGAACCGCTGGTCTGGAACGGCCGGACCGGCAACCTCGTCGCCGGCCACCAGCGCCTGAAGATTCTCCAGGAACGGGGAGATACCGAGGTCGAGGTCTCAGTAGTCGACCTCAGTCCGGAGGATGAGAAGGGACTCAACGTCGCTCTGAACAAGATTCAGGGGGACTGGGACCTCGAGTTGCTCTCCAGCCTCCTCGTCGAGCTCGAGGAATCTGGATTCGATCTGGATCTAACGGGATTCGACCAGGAAGAGATTGATGTTCTCATACATCTCGATCTTCAGGAGGGATTGACGGATCCGGACGATATTCCGGAACCCCCGGACGAGCCAGTCACCAAGCCTGGCGATCTCTGGATTCTCGGGGATCACCGTCTGCTCTGTGGAGACAGCGGGAATCCGGAGGACGTCGATCGTCTCCTCGACGGTGCTAAGATCCACCTCGTCAACACCGATCCCCCCTACAACGTGAAGGTTGAACCACGGAGCAACAATGCAATCGCGGCCGGCCTTTCCTCCTTCGGGGATCAATCCGCCAGACACCACCAGCGCTTCGACCAGGCCCGAGATAAGAGCAAGGCGAAAGCTACGACGAAGAAGATGCGAGCCAAGGATCGGCCGCTCGAGAACGACTTCGTATCGGATGAGGAATTCGAACGGCTCCTACAGGCATGGTTCGGTCAGTTGGCGCGGGTTCTGGATCCGGGGCGCTCGTTCTACATCTGGGGTGGCTATGCCAATATCGCGAACTACCCCACCGCACTGAAAGAGAATGGTCTCTACTCCTCACAGGCGATCATCTGGGTCAAGGAACACCCGGTCCTGACCCGCAAGGACTTCATGGGAAACCATGAATGGTGCTTCTACGGCTGGAAGGAAGGGGCCGCCCACAAGTTCTTCGGGCCAAACAACGCCACCGATGTCTGGTCCGTGAAGAAGGTCAATCCCCAGAGCATGGTGCATCTGACCGAGAAGCCGGTCGAGCTGGCTATCCGGGCAATCTCGTATTCATCTCGATCCGGAGAGAACGTCCTGGATCTCTTCGGAGGCTCGGGCAGCACCCTTATCGGAGCAGAACAGACTGGGCGCCGGGCATTCACGATGGAATTGGACGCTCCGTACTGTGACGTCATCGTTCTGCGCTGGGAGCAATTCACCGGCCTGAAGGCAGAGGTCGTCTCGTGACGAAGAATCCAGAGATATCAAAGGAAGACCTGGATGCCTTTGTGGAGGCAGAACGACGTCGTCTCATTCAGTCTGCCAAATCAGGCAGTGTGGCAGCTCAACGCTTTCTGGCTGGAATGATTCTCTGCGGGAGGCGAAGGGCAGAATCGTGACGAAGAAGTCTGCGAAGAAGACCACCAAGAAGTCGACCCGCAAGAAGGCGGTCTCGAAGAAGAAACAACCGGCGAAAAAGACCTGCGGGGACTTTGGTGGAAAGCGGGCGGATGGCACACCGTGCACCCGTCCGAAAGGGTGGGGAACCGGCAGAAATACTGGCCGCTGCAAGGATCATTGCGACGATGCTCATGCAAAGATGCAATCTAGGAAGCAGAAGTTCCTGGAATTGCTCGAGGGAGGGACACATGCGACGAGTACGGCAGCGAAAAAGATCGGTGTAGATCATTCAACAATCTGGCGCTGGCGGCAGACAGACGCTGAGTTTGACAGGGAATATCGCGCGGCCCTGGCGAAGCGGGACGATATCAGGGGAGAGATTGTAGAGGACTCGTTTTTCAAGAGATGCGTAGAGGGTAAGGGATCAGAAACCGGGACGATGTTCTTTCTGAAGAACCGTCTCCCGGAGCGCTGGAAAGACCGAAAGGAATTCTCCGGCCCTGACGGCGGCCCGATCGAGATCAACAACGCCAACCTCGCCAGTATGCTTGGCAGTCTAAGCGATGATGATTTGGCAACCCTGATCGGTCTGGTGCGAAAGGCTCAGGGTGTCGCGTGACTGAGAATATCTCGGAAGACGTTCTTGGCCTTCTCGATCTCGATATCCTGGAGGCAGAACAGGCCCGGCGATCGCTCAGAATCTACATCGAGAAGGCATGGCCGGTTGTTGAACCCGGGCGGGCATTCATCTCCGGCTGGCATATCGATGCCATCTGTGAGCACCTGGAGGCGGTCACCCGGGGCGAGATCCACCGCCTTCTGATCAATATCCCTCCGCGGCACATGAAGTCCCTGCTTGTCTCGGTGTTCTGGCCCACGTGGGTGTGGGCAACTGCTCCTGAGTCTCGATGGATCTTCGCTTCATACGCCGAGAAGCTCTCAACCCGTGACTCCCTGAAGTGCCGGCGGATCATTCAATCGCAGTGGTATCAGAAGCGCTGGGGTGACCGGTTCACACTGACGTCTGACCAGAACGTGAAGACCCGGTTTGAGAACGACAAAACCGGTTTCCGGCTGGCGACGAGTGTCGGGGGACTCGCGACGGGTGAGGGTGGCGACTTCCTGGTCATTGATGACGCCCACAAGGCTGATGAATCCCATTCCGATACCCAGCTGGAGAAAGCCTGCACGTGGCACGATGAAGTCTGGTCGACCCGGCTCAATGACGAGAAGACGGGCGCTCGGGTTGTCATCGGGCAGCGGATCCACGAGAGAGACCTGCCCGGGCATCTGCTGGAGAAAGGCGGGTGGGAGAAGCTTATCCTTCCCACCGAGTACGAGCCCACCACCCACGTCACATCGATTGGATTCAA